AGATGGGCCAGTTCTACGACATGTTCGTCCGCGACGTGGGGAAGGGGCGGAAGGTGAGCGTCACAGCCGTTCGCAACGGCTTTGGCCAGGGGCGGACTGTCCTGTCTCCCGATGCCGTGTCGTCCGGACTCGCCGATCGCGTGGGGACGCTCAACGAACTCGTGATGCGCGTCGGTCAGGGCAAGGTCGACCGCCGGCGGGCGCAGGTCGCGGTCACGCGTGCGAAGGATGGGGTCCTCGACCCAGAGGACGAGCCCCTCACCGTCGCGTTGGAAGAGCTGGGGTTCGAATTCGAGTACCCGGAGGATGAGGTTGAGGAACATGCCGCATCCGAGGAAGGCGCCGAGCCCGAGGCGGCCCCCACCCTCCTCAACGTTCCCGACGCCCTACTCGCCAATCCTCAGAATCTTGCCGACATGATCGCCGCCGAGGAAGAGTTGGAGGCCTCGACCCGCGAGTTGGAGGCCGCCATCGAGGAAGGCGTGGCGGTCCTCCGCGACGGCATCGACGCGGCCCTCCCGCACGACTTCACCAACGCGGTGGTCGACGACCTCGACCGGGAGGCCGAGGCCACGGAGAAGGTGACAGACGAGCAGGCGGACTCTGCGGCGATGGCCCGCAAGCATGCCCAGCGTCTCCGTCTCCGCTACGGAATCCGGTGAAGCCGTCTTGACTCCTGGCCCGTGCCGCGCTACTCTGTCTCTGTACCCCAAAGGGTGCCGAGGTGGTGCGTGGCACGCGGCGACCTGGGGGGCGCAAGGGTTTCGGCCCTTGAACCTACAACCCAGTAGTCGTCACAGGAGCCAGGTCAATGAACGCACGCTACAAGGCACTCCGGCAGGAGCAGGACACCCTGCGCGCCGACGCCCGTACCATCCTCCAGGCCATCGAGTCCGAGAACCGCGAGATGACGGCCGACGAACTCGCGGCCGACGAGGCCCGTCACGCTCGCCTCGGCGAGATCGAGGCGGCCATCGCCCGGCTCGATCGCCTCAGCACCGACGCATCCACGTCCCCCTCCATCGGGGTGGCGGACAAGCCGGTGTACTCCGACCTCGGGACCCAGCTCGCCGACGTCATGGTGGCGAGCAACCGGGATCACGCGGACATCCGCGGTCGCGAGAAGGCCCTGAGTCGCCTCGCGGCGGTCCAGGCGGCCGCGACGGGTGCCGGAGAGACCTCCGGATCCGAGGGCGGCTACCTCGTCCAGACGGACGTGGCGGCCGGTCTCCTGGAGCGGACGTACTCGCTCGGCGAGGTCCTGAGCCGCTGCACCCGCATCCCGATCGGTCCGAACGCCAACGGGGTGAAGATCCCCGCGGTGTCCGAGTCCAGTCGCGCGGCCGGGTCCCGCTACGGCGGCATCCGGTGCTACTGGGTCGAGGAGGCCGGGGAGATCACGGCCACCCAGCCCAAGTTCCGTCAGATCGAGCTGGCTCTCCACAAGGTGGCCGGTCTCGTCTACGCGACCGAGGAGTTGCTCGCCGACACGGCGGCCCTCGCATCGTTCGTCAACCGGCGCTTCCCCGAGGAACTGACGTTCACCGTGGAGAACACGTTGATCCATGGGACGGGCGTCGGCCAGCCCCTCGGCATCCTCAACAGCGGCGCGACGGTGAGCGTCGCCGCGGAGACGTCCCAGGTCGCGGCCACGGTCATGGCGGCCAACATCCTCAAGATGTGGTCGCGCATGTGGGCGCGGAGCCGGGCCAACGCGGTCTGGTTCATCAACCAGGACGTCGAGCCCCAGCTCCACCAGCTCTACATCGCGATCATGAACATCGGGGCGACCAACAACGTCGGAGGCTTCCAGACCCCCATCGTGAACTTCGACCAGAACGGGCAGGCGCGCATCTTCGGCCGTCCCGTGGTCCCCGTGGAGTACTGCTCGACGCTCGGCACCGTGGGCGACGTCATCCTGGCGGACATGAGTCAGTACCTCGTCGCCGACAAGGGCGGGATCAAGAGCGCCGCCTCCATGCACGTCCGTTTCGTCTACGACGAGATGGCGTTCCGGTTCACCTACCGCGTGGACGGGCAGCCCGAGTGGAACTCGGCCCTGACCCCCGCGCAGGGATCCAACACCCAGTCGCCGTTCATCACGCTGGCGACCCGGTCGTAACGGGCAACCCTCTCTAAAGGAGACATGACAATGTTGAACGCACCGCTCCCCGAGGCTGCCCAGATCGCCCCGATCGTCCCTGTCGCCGACCTTGGCGCGGCGGCGAGCACGGGCGACTGGCTGTCGATGAAGAACTACAAGCGCGCCTGCATCATCTTCCAACACTCCGTCGGTACGGCGGCTGAAGATCCGATTCTGACGCTGCTCCAGGGCACGTCCGTCGCCGGGGCCGGCTCCAAGGCCCTCAACGTCACCGAGTACTACGTCAAGCGGGGGACCCTGCTCGCGGAGCAGGCCACCTTCACGAAGACCGCCATGACCGAGGGCAACGCGATCACCAGCGTCGGTGAACTCGAAACCCTCATCGCGGTGGACATCCCGTCGGACGCGCTCGACGTGCAGAACTCCTTCGATTGCATCTCCGTGACGATCGCGGACCCCGGCACCGTGGCCGCCTACGGCTACGTGTTGGCGATCCTCTACGATCCGCGCGATGCGACCGAGCCGATGGCGACGGCGCTCTCGTAAACCCTCGTTGGCGGGGGGGAGCGATCCTCCCCGCCGGCCGTTCCCGAGGAAAGTGTGTGATCACTATCAGACGTGACGATGGTCGGATCCTGAGCCTCCCGCCCCACGTGGCGAAGGCGCTGATCGAGAACGGACGGGCGGTAGAAGTGGAGTCGGCAGAGGCCCTCGCCGTTCACCCCCCGGAACCGAAGCCGGACCTAAACGTCATCCGCGTTTTCTCGCATCCACTGGGGCGCGAGATCGCCATGGGGGCGGTGGCCGCAGAGAACCTCCTGAAGAACTCCCCGGAGATCGCCTCAATGGTCACGCCGAAGACGGAACCGAAGCCCGAGCCGAGGACGAAGACGAAGACGCACAAGAAGAGGTAAGCCGATGGCGCTCTCCGATCGGGCTATCATCTCGCTCGCCGAGTTCAAGAACGAGAACTTCATCGAGGTCGGAGACACCGCGCAGGATACTCGGCTGGAGATGTCCATCGAGCGCGTCTCCGCCGCCGTCGAGGCCTACCTGGATCGCGTGGTCATCTCCCAGGGCACCCTGACCGAGTACTACACGATCCCCCGCAAGAACAGCACCTTCCAGCTCAACCAGTGGCCGATCGTCTCCGTGACCACGGTCCACGAGGACGACACGCGGACCTACGCGGCCGCCAGCCTGCTCACCGTGGACACTGAATACCTAGTGGTCGTGGAGAACGGAGAACTCGTCCGGACCTGGAGCGCGACGCAGGGGCGCCGGTTCTGGTCCTCGCACTTCCGCGCGGTGAAGGTGGTCTACGTCGCCGGCTGGAAGCGGAGCGACACGACGGGGGCCGCCGATAACGTTCCCTGGGAGATCCGGGACGTGGTGATGCGTGCGAGCGCCCGCCTCTGGAAAGAGGTGGAGCGGTCGAAGCAGGGCGTCGTCACGATGAGCGACGCGGCTGGCTCGTGGACTCGCTACAGCGATAGGATCCTGACAGACGAGATGCGCTCACAGATCAACCAGCACCGCCGTTTTGGGTTTGGAAGCGGGAAGCTCGGGCGGGCCTGACGATGGCCGGCCGGGTCTTCCAGAGTCCCGAGGCCGCCGCGCAGGCTCTCGACGCCTTCGCGCGGGGGCACGTCCAAGCGATCATCTTCGCTATGCGCTCGGCCACGAAGAAGGCCCGCAAGCGGGCGGCGGCCAGGACCAAGACGGCCACCACGGCCGCCCGGAAGATCTACGGCGCGAAACCCGGGATGCCCGCGACGTGGCGGTCTATCTCCCCCAGATACTCCCAGTCCTCCGGCCAGATCGTCGGGGGACTCAAGGCGTCGGGGATGGCGGCCCACATCGAGGGTGGCCTCCGGACCAAGGATCACTGGATCAAGCCAAAGGGTGGCGGTGGTGGCCTGACTGCGGGATGGGGCCGCGTGGGCGGGAAGAGCGGTGGAGGGTACCTCCATTTTAAGACCAAGTCCGGTCACTGGATCAAGACGAAGAGGGCTGTGCGCGTCCGCGGATCTCGGCTCAAGAAGGGCGGCGTCGGGGCGCTCGCGCTCCGTCTTGCCGCGACCCAACTCAGATACGAGGCGGAGGATCGCCTCCAGGACATGATTAGGAAGGACTTCTGATGACTGCTACAGACAGCTACTACCACGCGGCGGTTGCGGCCCTGGTGACTGCGCTCGACGCGATCGAGGCCGAGGACACGGGGGACAACCTGGACAACTACACCGTCCAGGCCTGCGTAGTTCAGGCGGACTTCTTCGACGACTCGCCTCAGACGACGAAGGTGGTGGCCGGGAGCCAGAGTCTCGTGATCGTCATCCCGGACGAAGAAGAGGCGGTCGAGCGCGTCAGCAAGGGAGTCGTCAAGGTGGCGCATGTGGACGTGGCCGCGCTGACCCCCTTCAAGCCGTCGAGCGAGCGTCCGTGGGCTCAGCCGAGCCTGACGCGGGCCACGATCCAGGACCGGCTCGTCCTCGACGTCGAGCGCGCGGTGTACGCCGACGTCACCCTGGGGGGAACGGTGGAGAACTGCGAGATCATCTTGCGCGATCGGAGCGCGGATCGGACCTACATCGAGGGGTGGGCGTGCGTGTTCATGCGCGTGCGTCTTCAGTGGGAGGAGATCTGGGGGGACATGACATGACGATGGCGACAGAGGAGTTGCGCGCGATCGAGGTTCGCCTTGCGCGGATCGAAGAGGCCCTCGATGCGGTCCTCGTCCTCCTGGACGGGGTGTTCTCTAGAGAGGAGCCGACTGGGTTCCAGCAGTACCGCGATCGCGCGCGGCAGATCCCGACGCGGAAGGTGGGCGGATGAGGATCGCCTGGGTCAACTACTTCTTCCCGCCGCACACCGACAGCTTCGGCTACATGCTGTCGGGATTCCAACTGAGGGCGGCCCTGGAGAATTCCGGCGTCGAGGTTGCCATCCGTGGCAACATACCGGCGCATCCCAAGATCCATCTCCACTACTGCCCGTATCACGCCTTCATCCCCTGCATCGGGAGGCGGAACGTCCTCTACACCATGTGGGAGGGCAACGAGCTGCCCGCGGCTGCTGCCGTCGCCGCCAAGAGCGCGGATGATCTGATCGTCCCTTCCGAGCACAACCGCCGCGTCTTCGAGGCTGCGGGGTGTTCCGTGAAGGCGGTCGTTCCGCTGGGTGTGGGACACGAATTCCTATCCCTGCCGTTCGGGGAAGTCGGGTCCCTGGCACCGAAGCGGGGTCTCCGCGTCCTGTGGGTGGGGGCGAGGAACCCCAGGAAGGGACACCATCTCATCGGGAAGGCGTGGGAGATGGTGACGCGCCACATGATCCCGCCGCCCTACCTCTACATGAAGACGGTGGGCGACGAGAAGGTCCACACCAACCCGCCGATGCGGATCACGGTGGATCAACGCGCCCTGCCCCCAGAGCAGCATCTCCGACTCTACCGAGAGGCGGATCTGTTCCTCTCGACGTCCTGGGGAGAGGGGTTCGGTCTCCCCGTCCTGGAGGCGATGGCGGCCGGGCTCCTCGTGGTTTCCCCGGCCCACACGGGGCTCGCCGAGTTCGTCTCGGACGAGACGGCCTACGTCATCAAGGCCAGCCTCGTCACGAAGTTCCACTACGGGGTGGACCACGTGGCGACCGTCCCCTCGGAGATGGACGTGGCGGAGGCCCTGCGATGGGCGCTCAACTCCTGGGGGAGCATCACGGCGGAGGCCCGCAGGAAAGGCGGACGCGCAAAGGCCGAGACCCTGACGTGGAGCAACACGGCCCGGACGCTGCTCGGCTACCTCCGGGGGACCCTGTGACCTTCTGGACCGATCTCCGCAAGCGCTACGGCCGCGCCTATAACGATGGGGAGGCCCGGTTCCCGGACGGCGGATTCCAGGCGAAGGGTCACTACGATCTGACCGATCGGTGGACCGAGGCCGCGCGGACCATCGGCCTTCTGCTCGAGGAGCACGGCGTCAAAGGGCGCGTCCTCGATCTCGGGGGCGGGCGCGGCGGATTGGTGGGACGCCTCCCCCGCTGTATCACCCTGGACCTGGGGGACGATGCGATGCGCCCGCCTGGGGTGCAGGGCAACGCGGTGGCGATGCCGTTTCTGGCCGGCAGTTTCGGGGCCGTCGTCGCGCTCGATCTGATCGAGCACGTTCCGTGGGACTGGCAGTCCAGGCTCGCGCGGCAGGAGATCCAACGCGTGCTCGTCCCGGGCGGCCTGGTAGTGGCGACGGTCCCGGTGACGGAGGAACAGGCCACGTTCACTTCCTTCTCCGAGTTTCGGCACCACTACCTCAGCGGCCCGGCGACCTTCTGGGGGGCGCTGTTCTTCGGCTTCGACTTCGAGATCCTCGAGGCTGGGGAGCCCCTTGCGCGGCGCGGCGCCCCCTTCAACTTCGGGGATTGCAACTATCCCTTCCTCTTGCGGTATACTCATGGGGGGAGGATGTCCACATGGTGAAGACGGTTCGCTTCCCAGGTCCAGGGGTCCGGGGGCTCGCCCGTGCGGTGAAGCAGACGCATCCAGTTCTCGGACTGCTCGTTCCGGGCAGGGAGTTCCGGGTATCGGATGTGGTCTACGCCGGGCACTCTGCACTGCTGGAGGAGATCACAAGCGCCCCGCCGCCCGAGCCGGAGCCGGAGCCGGAACCCGAGTTCAAGCCCGAGCCGGAAGGGGAGGACGAAGACGAGGCGGAGCCCATGAGGGCGCGCCGCCGGATCAACCGGATCAAGAGGAGCTAGGTCAATGAGTCTCGGCAAAGGGTACATGAGCATCGGCGCCCTCATCAAGGGCGTGACGTGGGGGACGGCCGTCGAGTGCGGGGCTCTCAGCGGGTTCGAGTTCCTCCGCGAGAACATCCAGGAGCGCGTTGCGCTCCTCCCCGACGAGGAGGTGAGGGCCAACGCCTTCCGCCGCGCGGGGGACAAGGGGTCGGAGGCCTACACCGGCTCCGTCGACATGAACTTCCGCTATCGCGGGCTCGACCTGTGGCTCGCGCTCGCCTTCGGGGAGTGCAGTACTTCCCAGGTGAGCGGCACGGTCTACAAGCACGTGCTGAAGCCCGCAAACACGAGGGAGGGGCAGTTCGCAACCCTCGTCCTCCAGAAGACGGTGGACCTGGAGGAGTACACGTCCATCAAGGTGACCGGGTTCCATCTGAAGGTGTCCCAGGGCGGGAAGGCCGAGGTCACGTTCGATCTGGTAGCGCACGGCCTCAACCGCAACACCGACACGGGGACGAACGACGCGACGACCTTCGCCAGCGTCACGGTCCCCACCACCAGGGATGTCGCCCTGTTCTCCCAGATGACCGCATGGATCAACGCCTATGACGGGGCGGACTTCGACGATGACGTGGACACGGTCTACATCAACGCCTTCGCCCTGGACGTGACGCAGCCGTTCGTCGAGGACGACTACTCGACCTGGGGCGGGACGAAGATCGAGGAGCCGACTGCGGACGGGAAGTTCGACGTCAAGCTCAAGTTCGACTGGCGGAAGTACAGCGACGCGGCTGGCGGAAACAGCGCGCTCGTGGCCGCCGCGCAGACCAAGGGCAAGTACAAGGCCAAGGTCCAGTTGACGGGCGCCTACAACATCACCGGGGCCTACTACCACGACCTGACGATGTACTTCCCGGAGCTCCAGATCCCCGAGCAGGACCACTCGATCCCCGGCGCCAACGTGATCCCCACCTCGATCTCGTTCGATGCCGTGGAGGCGGAATCGGCCCCGACCGGGTTCTCGACCGGCTACACGGAGCCGATCATCGCCGAGCTCCAGAACGAGTTGACGACCAGCCCGATCGCGTGAGCCGAGACAACCTAATAACGGTGCGGGGCGGGGGCCGAAAGCCTTCCGCCCCGCTTTTCTCTCAGGAGAGCGAATGAAGATCGCGACGACGTTCGGAAAGCCCGAATCCGATCCCGGCCAGTGGGTTCTCTTCCAGGCGCACCCCGACGAGGTGAAGAAGGTCAAGGAGTTCATCGCGGAGGACCGGGAGACGGACATCGAGCCGGAGGAGTTCCCCCAGTCCGTGTTCCTCAAGATCCGCCCCGTGCCCCTCCTCGTGGAGGAGCGGATCCAGCGGCGGACCAACGACAAGACGACGCTCAAGTTCTCTGGTCGCGGGCGCAAGGGATTCGACGCCTCGATCGACATGGACTCCCAGCGCAACCTGGAGCAGAACGTCCTGCGGGCGGTCCACTCTCTGGTGGACACGCGCAATGCGGAGGTCGAGGTGGCGGACGAGGAGGCCTCGAGGGAGTGGACACAGGCCCTCGGGGAGCCTGTGTCCCCTGGATCTCTCCTGCCGGTGGACGGAAAGCTCCACCAGGACGTGGCGAAGCGCCTATTCGTCACCCTGGACGACGGAGTCCTCCTGTTCATCCGCGAGGCCAGTGACCGGATGAAGGTGGCAGTGTTCGACCGCGAGGAGAAACTCTCGGGAAACTGACCGAGTGGCTGGAGTTTCGCCTCACCTCCGGCCTCTCCGAGGATCGCTGTAGAGCGTGTAGAATACAGGGAGGCTGGCTCGTCGCGTCTGAGGATGAGCACGAGCGGATGGTCCGCTCCCTCGGGGCGAGCGACATGGAGGGCGTGAAGGTGGGGGACATCCTGGAACTCGATGCCTGTGTCCCCCGGCACCAACTCGCCTATCACGAGGAGGTCCATGGGCGGCCGTGCCCGCGCGTCGAGATGGACTATGACAACGGGATCGCGGCGGCCGTCGCCCTACTCCAGCTCCAGCCACAGACCGCAGGGCTCGCGTGCGAGGCTCTCTCCATCGCGTGTGAGGGTGAGAGCCCGGACTACCGGTGGACGATCCTGACCCGGATCGCAACTTCCCTCCGGTCCCCGGCGGTCACGGACTGGCTGCACCCGAAGGCGGAACCCCATGGCTGACATCAAGCTAAACCTGATCGTGAACGACCGCGGAGAGGTCGTCATCAAGAACATGGGGAAGGCTCTGGGCACCGTCGGCACCCAGGCGACCAAGGCGAGCAAGAGCCTATTCTCCATGTCCGAGGTGACGCGCGGCATGGCCATCCAGGTCGGGATGATGATCCAGACCCAACTGATGATGCTCCCCGCCGCCGCGTATCGTGCGTTCTCTGGATTCGATTCCGCGATGAAGCAGTCGCTCGCGATCATGGGGGACGTGTCGGAGCAAATGAAGGGGAAGATGGACGCGGTGGCAAAGGAGACCGCCGTCCGCCTGGGGCTCGCGACGGAGGAGGCGGCGAGGAGCTACTTCTACCTGGCGAGCGCGGGCCTGTCCGCGGCCGAGGCTGTGGCCGCCATGCCGGCCGTCGCGGAGTTTGCCAAGGCCGGAATGTTCGACATGGCCCTGGCCACCGACCTGCTGACGGATGCGCAGTCCGCCCTGGGGATGGTCATCAAGGGGGATGTCCAGGGGAACTTTGAGCGGATGACCGCGCTGTCCGACGTGCTGGTAAAGGCCAACACCCTGGCCAACGCGAGCGTGCAGCAGTTCTCCGAGGCCCTGACGACGAAGGCCGGCGCCGCTCTCAAGATGTTCAACAAGGATGCCGCCGAGGGCGTGGCCGTCCTCGCCGCTTTGGCGGATCAGGGCGTCAAGGGGCAAGTGGCGGGCTCGAGTCTCTCGATCGTGATCCGCAACCTGACCACGGCAGCCGCGCAGAACTCCGCCGAGTTCGACCGGCTCGGGGTCCACGTCTTCGATGCTTCTGGAAAGATGGGGAACATGGCGGACATCATCGGGGATCTTGAGGATGCGATGGCAGGCCTTTCGGACGAGCAGAAGAAGAACGTCCTCCTCCAACTTGGCTTCGCCGACAAGGCGCAGGCCACGCTGCTCACCCTGATCGGGACGAGCCAGAAGATCCGCGACTACGAAGCCAAGTTGCGGCAGGCGGGCGGTACGACAGCAGACGTGGCGGCGAAGCAGATGGAGGCGGTGAGCGAGAAGACGGCACAGTTCGTCGAGATGCTGAAGGTGGCCGCGATCTCCGTGTTCCAGGCGCTTGCGCCCGCGATCGTGATGGTCATCGACTTCATGACTAAGGTCATGAAGCAGACTTGGATGTTTGTCCAGGCTGTCTCCCTCCTGGTCGCCCCGCTGATCAAGGTAGCCGCCAAGGTGTTCGGTCTCAGCGCCGCGATGGAGCTCCTCGGCGGTTCCACCTTCACAGTGCAGAACATCTTCGACGGGCTGGCCGCCACCCTGGGAACCTTCGTCTTCGGGCTCGTCAAGGTGGCCGAGGCGGTCAACGAGACGGCGTTCGCCTTCCACGCCTTGCGCGGCAACGTCGAGGAGATGAAGTACTACGCTGAGCAGAAGACGCGGATCGAGGAACTGAAGCGCACCGTCATGGATATGGTGGCCGAGTCCGTGTACGGGGCCGAGAGGGAGGGCAAGGCCCGGACGGACGTCAACAAGATCCTGGAGGAGACCCGCAAGCGGCTGGAGGAACTCGCGGGCGGCGCGGGCGGCGATGGTGGAGCAACGAAGAAGGTCGTGCAAACTATTGGGGAGTTGCGGAAGGAATACGAACTCCTGAACACGGCCAACTATCAGGCCCTCTCCGCAGAAGCCGCCCTGAAGGAGCATCAGGAGAGCGCGAACAACATCCTCATCCAACAGGAGCGAGAGCGCCAGAAGGTCACCTACCTCAACGTCGGTGTTGGGGCAATGATGCTCGCCAACATGCGCGAGCAGATCATGACGACGATCGGCGCCGCCAGGGAGGAGGCCAATCGCGCCGGGGTCATCAAGAAGATCGCCGACGAGATGCTGAAGGCGAAGCAAATCACCCAGGAGGAATACGACAAGATCACGGGGGTCACCAAGGCTACATTCAGTTGGGGCGGCGCGCTCGATCAGGTCGCCAACGTCATGAGGGTACTCGGCATCTCGTCGGATTCCACATTCGCCAAGATCGTCGGCGGATTCTCGGTCGCCGCCGCCGCTGCCGAGCAGTACAATCGGGCGGTCGGGGAGGGCGCGAAGGCCCAGAAGGGCATGGCTGTTGCGCAGGCCGCCGCCGCTGCCTACCAATCGAAGAGTATTCTCAAGGGGGCCGCAACAGGCGCGGCGTTCGGCGCGATGGTCGGGGGGC